CGGAGGCATTGACTTAGGCAAAAAACCAAGTTGGTTTGATAACGGAAGCAACGATAGTACAACCTGAAACTCGGCGTAAACCAGGATGGAAGCAGTGTACTTCGTATTACGATAACAAGAGGAGTAGGAAGCGAATAACGATTAATCAAGGGGGAACTCGATCAGGTAAAACATTTTCGATACTTCAAGTTCTTTGTGAGTGGTGTTTCGAGAATAAAGATGCAGGCTGGATTATTTCGATAGTTCGTAAAACGCTGCCAGCATTGAAAGGCTCTGCTTACCGGGACTTCCTGAAAATAATCAGTGACGAAAACTGGTATAGTGAGGCCAACCACAACAAGTCAGAAATGACTTATCTGCTCTTTGGAAATTTGATTGAGTTTATTTCGGTTGACCAGCCGCAAAAAATCAGGGGAAGGAAAAGAAACGTCTGTTTTATCAACGAGGCAAATGAATTAAGCTGGGAGGATTTCTTTCAGCTAAACGTGAGGACAACGGATAAGATAATACTTGACTATAACCCGTCTGATGAATTTCACTGGATTTATGAAAAGCTGGAACCAAGGCCGGACGCTGATTTTTTCATAACAACCTATCTTGACAATCCATTCTTAGAAAAAGAACTGGTGGAGGAAATAGAAAGGTTAAAGGATGCGGACGAAGGACACTGGCAGGTTTACGGGTTGGGTCAAAAGGGCGTAAGCCGTGATACGATCTACACACACTGGAAATTGTGTGATGCCCTACCCGGTAAAGGTGAGGTTTGGATGGGACAGGATTTCGGGTTCAACGTCCCGTCAGCACTGGTAAGGGTTGAGATGTACGAAGGTCAGATATACGTTGAGCAGGTTTTACATGAAACCAAACTAACTACTACTGATTTGATTGAACGGTACAAGGATTTGGGGATAGGAAAAAATGTAGAGATATTCTGTGACAGTGCAGAACCGAAAACGATTGAGGAACTAAGGAGGGCAGGGTATAATGCAAAGGAAGCTGACAAGGATGTGACCGAGGGGATAAGAAAAGTGAAGTCGCTGCCGCTGCACATAACGAAGGGCAGTAGTGATTTGTTGAAAGAAATAAAATCCTACAAATGGAAAACGGATGTAAACGGCAGGCCGGTAAAGGACAAGGACAGGGACGAGCCGGTGAAGTTCAACGATCACCAAATGGATGCGCTTAGATATGCCATATTCACTAAACTATCTAAGCCTAAATTTATAACCAACTGGTAAAATGAACATATTTGAAAAGATATTTTTGAGCCGGAAAACGAGGCAGCTAATAGAGCAAAAATCTATTGCTGGGCCTCGTTTCGCTTTAGGGCCAAATGGCTTGTACGTTGGCCCGCCTGATAATCAGGAGAGCTACATCACAAACGGCTATCAACTGAACGATATTGTATATTCGGCTATTCAGTTAATACTTGACAAAATTACGGTTGCACCCTGGGGGCTTTACAAGGTCGAAGATGAAGAAGAATTAAAGCGATACAGGGCAATCATGGCAACAAAAAATATAAGCCCTAAAGATTACAGGCAGGCAAGGGATAGCCGCAAAAAATCATTAAAGCCTATTGAAAACTATGGATTGCAGGAAGGCAGGCTCAAAGAATTGCTAACCTATCCAAACGAAGCCGAAACATGGACGAGCTTTATTATTGGCGGGATGCTGTACAAGCTGTTAACCGGCAATAAGTACGTTTGGGGTGATCCGCTGAAAGGGGGGGCAAACATGGGCCTGCCTTCTTTCCTTTATAATCTTCCATCAGATCAGGTCACACTTAAAATTGATAATACTTTCCCGGCTAAAGTAACAGGCTATGAGATTACTGGCATAGGCCAAAAGTTTGATAAGTCTACGGTGCTGCATGAAAAATATGCTAACCCTAAGTGGGATGTGATGGGTGGCAACCTTTACGGTATGTCACCACTGAAAGCAGCCTTGCAGGGAGTGATAAGCCGTAATAATTCAGCAGCAACGGCAACGGCAGCACAGTACAAAAACAGGGGACTTGACCAGGTTCTTTATCTCGATGACCCGGCAGAAAGGACATCGCAGGACGGTGTGGCAATGATGGAAAACCTGAAACTGAAACTAAAGAATGAATACACCGGTGTTTACAATTACGGGAAAATAGCTACAAGCCCTTACAAGGTAGGGGCTTTGTCGTTAGGATTGAGTGCAAAGGATATGCAGATCATTGAGGCAGAAAAATGGGATCTTGTTCGGATATATAACATATTCGGAGTGCCTCCCGCACTTGGCAGCACTGAGGTTATGACGATGGATAATATCAAAGTGGCTGAAAGGTCACTTACTACCCGTTGCGCCTTGCCAGAGATGACAGTATTTAGGGATATGCTCAACTGGAAACTGAAAACTGATTGGGGCTTTAAGGGAAAAAATATATATGTCGACTTTGATATGACCGTTTATTCAGAACTGGGCTCTGATATGAACGATGTGGCAAACTGGATAAGCAAAGTATCACAGGTATTTACCCCTAATGAAATCAGGGAGCAATTAGGATATGAAGGTATTGAAGCCCCTGAATTTGACGAGCCGTGGATAACGCCACAGATGGGGCAACCCCTGAATGAATGGGTAATGAACCCGGTAGATAATGCTTTGAATTATGAACAAGATAACGGCCAAAGTGATGAAGGTATATCCGGTAACGGAACTGGAGCAAAAGTGCAGGATGGAAAGAGAACGGCGGCAACATCTTAGAAAACTATTAAAACAAAGACTTGAACAGGAGGAATTACATACAGGAATGCGAAAGGATCAACCGGAAGTTTGAGGCAAAGTATTTCCCTAAGATAAAAGCCTCAATAAAATCACAGGTTGATGAAGTGGCCGCAATCGTTTCACAGGGAACGGTTCAGGACGCTATTAACTACACAAATAATATCGTTTCGTTTCCTGGTGCTGTGATAGTACAGGAATTGTATAATGAGGTTGGGCTAAGATATGCCCGTAAGCAATGGAGACAGTTTAATGAGCAAAAGAGAACGTTAAGGGCAACGGTAAAGGCTTCTCATTCATTCGGTGGGTACATTGGTATTAATGAGGTTGAGGTAAAGGGTTTTGGCTTTAACGATATTTGGGCAGCATGGATAAAAAACTATTTGTTTCAGCATTTAATTGAAGTGATTAGTTTCAAAGTATCAGCACATACCCGTTCTGTATTGCTTAACGTATTACAGAAAAGTATTGACGAAGGATGGGGAGTTGATAAGACAGTTGAGGCGTTAAATGAATTACCATTGTCAGCTACACAGGCAGCAAGGATAGTGAGGACTGAGGTTGGCAGGGCAGCAAATGCCGGTGTACTGGCTGCATCAGCAACCTTTGAATATGAACAAAGCAAAGAATGGATAGCGGCTAATGATAACCGGGTGAGGGGAACTAATCCTGAAGATCATGTATCACATCGTTCTTTGAACGGTACTGTAATCGGAGTTGATGAATACTTTGTTGACCCTCGTAATGGTGACAGGATGAAAGCCCCTGGTGATCCCGGTGAGAAAGGCAGACCTGTAAAGCCTGAAAGTACAATTAACTGCCGTTGTATGGCTGCGGTGGTGGCAAAGGTTGATGAAAGAGGCAGGTTGATTCCTAAACAAAAAACAAATTTGGCACTATGAAAGACATATTTTCCAATAAAGATTTTAGTTCTGTTCCCATGTTTAAAGACATGGACGGGAAGAAGGGTATTGTAACCGGGTATTTTTCTGAGTTCAACTCAGTTGACAGTGACGGCGATATTATTTTACCAGGGGCTTTTCAAAAGAGTATATCACAGAACGGGCCTCAATCAGCAAAGCCCAGAATAAAACATTTACTCAATCATGATGTAACACAGCCTTTAGGTGTTCTTATGGTTTTAAAAGAAGATGCCAAAGGTCTTTATTATGAGAGCCAGTTAGGTAGTCATGCCCTTGCTATTGACTTTTTCAAGATGGCTGAAAGCGGGCTGATAACAGAACATTCAATCGGGTTCCGTACTTTGAAATATGAGCAGGTTACTCCTTGGAGTGACTGGCGGGAAGGTGACGTAGCTCGCAGGCTTACTGAATTAAAATTATGGGAAGGAAGTTCATTAACAGCCTGGGGTGCGAATGGTAACACTCCATTGACCGGAATTAAGGGAATGAGCAAAGAGGCATTAATCGGATTTTACAAACAAAAGTCAGAACACATTGAGCGGTTCTGCCGTAACACGGATGCAACCGATGAAACGGTAGAGATGCTTTTGGTGCATAATAAACAGCTTACTCAGCTTATCATTGATTTAAGCCAAACCACTGAAACGGATCCCGAATCCACTCAGCCGGTATTAAAGGATGCGTTTGCTGAAGCGGTTGAAATGTTTAAATTTCATAACACATTAAAAAACTAAAGATGGAAGCGAAAGACATAAAAGCAATGCTTGACGATGTTCAAAAGACAATCGAGCAAACATTGACTGCAAAACAAAAAACTGAAATAGCCGACCAGTTAAAGACGTTTAATGATGCTGTTGCCGAAATGAAAGGCAAAGGCGCAGAGATTGACGAGCTGAAAACAAAGCTGGCTGCTGCTGAAAAAGCATTGGCTGACAACCAGCCGGTAATTGATGCCTTTGTAAAAGCAGGGCAGGAAAGAAAAACAGATGTGAAAGAAAAATCCTTTGTTGCTGCAATCGGTGAAGCGTTTGAAGCTAAGTTTGATGACATCAAACATCTTCAAAAGCATAAAGGGACTATCACCCTTGATCTGAAGGGTGTAAACCTGAATACAAAGGTAGTTGCAAACATGACACTTGGCGGACACCTTACGGGTGACCAGGTTGGCAGCTATCTTGGCGCAGGTATGTTGGCAGGTGATACGGTAAACCTTCGTGACTTTATTCCTACAACAAGGACGGCCACTGGTTTGGGTATCACTTACAGGGAAACAGGCGGAGAAGGTGCTTTTGCCCGTCAGACAGAGGGAAACAGCAAAGCACAGGTTGACTATGATTTTACGGAGGTAAAGGTGGTTCAGCGTTACATCGCTGGTACGGCCACAATCAGCCGTCAGATGCTGCAAGACCTTCCGTTCCTGCAATCAGGTCTTAGCCGTATGCTGCTGCGTGATTTCTATAAAAAAGAAAATACGTTGCTGTACGCTAACCTGGCTGCTGACCTTACAACAGCATTCACAGCAACCGGTAATAATATCCCTGAAAAGATATTGTCAACCGTAATTAAGCAAAAGAAAAACGGGTATACTGCATCAGTAGTGTTCATCACTTATGAAGACTGGAATACCTGTTTGACAGAACGCAGGCCGTCAACCGGTAGTGATTATGCTTTGCCTATGGGCTTTAGCTTCAACTCAGTTACTGGTATGCTGACTTGCCTCGGTACTCCGGTTATACCTGCATCATGGGTGAATGCCTCTGACATAACTGTAATTGACAACAATTACATTGAAAGGCTTGAAGTTGATGGCCTTGCTATCAGCATGAGCAATGAAGAGGGCAACAACTTCACAAAGAACCTTGTTACCTTTAAAGCAGAATGCCGTGAAGATTTGAATGCGTTGCTGACAGCAGCACATTTGAACTTCGGAACACAGTCATAAGCATTTGGTGTATATTTCTCATAACGGTAAGTATAGGGGTGGGTTTCCACTCACCCCTAATTTTTAAGATGGAAAAAAGAGAGCAAAGGCCGAAAAGAAAAAGGATAGTGAGATGTAAACCAAAGGCAGAATTAGTTTACAGTCTAAAAGAAAAGCAAACTATAAAACCAACCGGAAAGCATGAATATAAATTATCATAAGGTTAGAGATGTTACCGTTTACAGCGGGGCAATCACTGAGCCGGTTACGGTGCAAGAGGTGAAAGACTATATCCGGTTGGCAGGATTTGTTGACGTAAACGAAAGCCCGTCTACTGACTTGTCAGACTTTTCTTTTGATGATGACCTGATTGCTGATATTATCCAGGCAGTCAGGGAAGGATTTGAGCAGGAGTTAGGCGTTAGTCTTATACCGAAAAGCCTAAAGGCAGTTATTACTAACCAGTGCGGGATGATTGAGATACCTATGGGGCCAGTGTCAGATATAACCAGCCTGAAAGATAGTGATGGCAATACTCTGACATATACGATTATTGGTGATGAGGGGGACTTTCCTAACCTGAAAGACCCATGCCATGAGAATATGGTAATGGAATATGAGGCCGGTTATGGTTCGACAGGTTGCCCGGCAGTTCCAAAGGCTATAAAATTGGATATGTTGAAAGCCTGTTACTGGCATTATGAAAACAGGGGGGAGGTTGCAAACGTTGGTAATTTTATCAGTTCTACATCAAAAAGATTTATGAGAAAAACATGGCTGTAACTTATCAAATACGATTACAAAAATGGGTTACGTCAAAAGATGCCAACGGGGATCATGTTGAGGCGGTCACTAAGAATATATCAACCTTTGCTGAAGTAACTGACGGTGGCGGCAGCAGGTCTTTTGATTTTGGTGATACGAATATGACCAAAAACAAAGATTTTAAAATCCGATTCAATATAAATTTTGACCCAACTGGAAATTGGCGGGTAATTTATGACGGGAAACAATATACTATCAATAGTATTGAAAAGGACAAGGAAAAAAGATTTTACTGGGTATTTAAAGGAACGGCAGAATGAAAGTAACGGTAAAAGTAGACGGGATCACTGAGGTATTGAATAAGCTCAGTAAATTACCGGCAGAGGTTCAGGGTGAAGTGAAAGCAATACTAAGGCGTGGTGCTGATATATGGGTTCGTAATGCTATTGCAGAAAGCCCCGTAGATATAGGAGCATTGAAAAGAGGAATCAATCATAAGGATATTTCAGCAGGTTCAACAATAGGCTTTGCGGTTAGCTCAAACAGTGAATATAGCTCTTATATGGAGTTTGGGACTAAAAAAAGGTTTAAAGCTATTTCAGGCATTGACAGCAGCGTATTCATAGCAGGAACAAAGTCAGGAAGCGGGAAAGGTTTTTATAATAATATTTTGAATTGGGTAAAGCGCAAAGGATTTGCGGCAGAAAGAACAAAATCAGGACGGGCAAGTAAAAGCGTTAGCAGCCAGGTTGCACAGGAACAGGCGGCCTTTGCCATCTACTTGTCAATAATGAGGCATGGGGTAAAGCCTCAACCGTTCTTTTTTAAGCAGATACCGATTGTAAAGGAAACGATTGAAAACGGATTACAGGCACTTCAAAGGGATAAAGTATTATGACAGCAGCATTATTAAACGCATATTATGAAGCTCTTGACGGTAACGTAAGCGGGTTCCCCGTTTATAAGTTGACTGTACCTGAAGATGAAAAAGGAAATTTCGTCCTGCTTAGTATTGAAGGTGGTGCCGATGTAGATAATAAGGGCAGGAGAATTGAGGAAGTTGTTATAAGGGTTGACATCGTGGCGAATTACCGGAATGATGCTTCACAGGCAGCTCTTGAAACGGCAGACGGTTTAATTAAGGACATAATTTGTCCTAATCCTGGAGGCAATAGTTTGACAGGGTCGGGAATTGAAATAAGAAACGTAAGGCGGGAAAATTACGCATATACGGTTGAGGGTGGTGGCGTGGATATGGTGTATCGTAAAATTTCACGCTATACAAACAGGATAGTTGAGATAGTATCAGGATCATAATTTTAGTAACTTTTAAAACTTAAATAAAATGGCAGTAACAGAATTACAAGGAAACCGGGTAGGTATATACATCCGGGACTTTGGGACTACAAACGCTTTTAAACGTATCGTTTGTGAAGAAACTTGCAGTATTGACCTGAATAATGATGTGACCACAACAAAAACAAAGTGTGGTACATTCAAGGGCATTGATGTAGTTGACTGGAAAGTATCTGGTAATGGAGTGGCAAACTTCAATCCTTCACCTTCAGAGATTTCAGCCGATGCTTTGCAGGCTTTACAGGTAGCAAGGACGAAGCAAGAGGTTGTGATTCAAAATGAATCATTTACTGAGGGTGTAACGACATACGGAGTTGGTGAGGTTTTCAAGTTCTCCGGGCCTGCTTACCTTACGGCGCAGCAGATTAGTTTTCCGACAAACGACATTGTGAAGTTCACTTACAATTTTGAAGGTATTGATGATCCTATATTAACAGAAAGCTAATCGTATGACAGAAAAGAAAATGACATTAAACATAGCCGGTAAAGACTATGTTTTGAACTTTGGTGTAAACTGGTTTTATGAGTTTTACAAGCAAGACAGCGGGCATGACCTTATAAAAGACCCTGCATTTACAGTTGTAGATATGCAAAGCACTGAGCTATTCAATGTAGTGCAGTCCTTAGTATTTGCAGGCATAAAAACAGAGGCAGCAATAAAAGGTACTGAACCACTTGAAAAAAGTGAAGTGACTAAGTATATCATGTGTATTGACGTTGCAGATGTAACAGATTTGCTTTGGAAGATTATTGCTTGTATATCAGGTGTGACAGTTGATGAATTAAAAGCCGTTCCTGTGGAAGAAAAAAAAACGGAACCGGAACCAGTTGGGATAGTCTGAAGTCGGAGGCATTCGGTGAGATAGGGTTACTGCCTTTTGAATTTTACCGAATGCACACTGATGACTATCTTTTGTTGAGGAAAGGGTTTTACAGCAAAAGAGAGTATGAACAGGCTCTCGTAAGAAAAGGGGTTGAGTTGGTTGTGGCTCCGTGGGTAAAGTCAGGCTTCAATATTAAAAAGTACTGGCCTATTGGAAGTGAGATTGAAGAAGCAAGTAAGGCACAGGATGAAGCCGTTAAGACATTGAACTATCTTAAAGCTAATGAGGGGAAATTCGTATATGCAAAAGTAAACGGTGTAATTGTCGAAGTACCAATAAATGATAATTGATGGCTGGAATTAGGTTTGATATAAGCACGAACACAAATCAGGCTGTTGCCGGTATTGAAAAGGTGACTAAGTCGCTGCAAAAAATGCCTAATGCCAGCAACCAGGCTACCAACTCATTAATGAACCTGTCAAGGGTGGCGCAAGATGCTCCCTATGGATTTATTGGTATTGCCAATAATATTAACCCGTTATTAGAATCATTCCAGAGGCTAAAAGCTACTACCGGTACAACTGGTGGGGCTATGAAGGCGTTAGGTAGTTCACTGATGGGCCCAGCCGGTGTAGGCTTGGCAGTTGGTGTAGTATCTTCATTGCTTGTAACTTTTGGTGATAGACTTTTTGGTGCTGGAAAAGCAGCAAAAGAAGCAAGCGAAAAAGCTAAACAGTTAAGAGATTCAATACAAGGCATATTTGAAAATGCAGGAAAAGAAGCTGCAAATGTAAATCTTTTAATATCTGTACTAAAAAACGAAACAGAAACAAGGGAAAGGAAGCTATCTGCAATAAAGCAACTTCAGCAAATACAGCCCGAAGTTTTTGCATCTCTAAAATTAGAAGGTGATACTGTAAATGGATTAGATTCAGCATATCAGCAATACCTTGCCAATCTTCAAAGCGTAATTAAGGTAAAAGTAAGACAGTCACAATTAGAGAATTTAATAACTAAACAGCTACAATTACAAGATAAGGTTATTGGTGACCAATTAATAATTGACAAGCCTTTTTTAGCAAGTGCAATACCTGGAGAAAGAGAAAAGATAACAAAGTCTTTAATAAATCAGGTTAGTGCTGCAAAAATTGAGCTTCAAAATTTACAATCTGAAATTAATAATATCTTAAAAGATATTCAATCAAATACACAAGGGATAGAGCTAAAGCCTCCACCAGTAACAAAAACAACGGTATCAAAAAAAGATAACATTGTTCCTCTTTTGGGTTTAGGTGATAGTGATCAGGCTTTATTCAGTTCAATAGACAGGATATTCTCCAAGATACAAGACAGGGTAAATTTCAGGCTTAAAAACCTGTTTAACCAAAAGAAGGGATTTGATATTACAGGTGGCAGTGCAAAAGAAAAAGGATTAATACCGGATGAAACTATAAAGGCCACGCAAGAGCAATTACAATTTTTATCACAGGCAATCGGCAGCGTTTTGCAGCCTGCGTTTTCTGGATTGTTTGATGCTTTTGAAGAAGGCGGTAACGTCATTAAATCATTCTTTGATGGATTTGTGGATGGGATCAAGCGAATGATTGAGCAACTACTGGCAACGGCAGCAATATCAGGGATATTGTCGCTTATTCTTCCAAATGCAGGCGGTTTCGGTAAAATATTTTCAGGATTAATTGGATTACCAGGAAGGGCAGCAGGTGGCCCTGTTGCAGCAGGCAGGCCGGTTATTGTTGGGGAAGCTGGAAGGGAGTTATTCATCCCATCCACAAGTGGCCGTATCGTTCCTACAAATGGTTTGGGAGGTCTTGCAGGGGCAGCTATGCAAATGGTATCAGTTACAGTGAACGGTCAGATAAGTGGCCGTACAATAGAATTAGTTCAAACAAGACAACAAAGATATAGGTTAGGTAATGGCTAAACCACTGACGATATATTTGATTAAATGGCAATCGTTTCATGAAAATACTGACATTCAGTGTTGGGTAGAAATTGCCGATTATGATAATATGATACCTGACGATGAGGCGCAAGACGTTTATCTTTTGCAGCCAGCAGGCGAACCGGCAACCTTATCTGTAATTGATAATGACGAAAATCCGTTTAAGGTAATCAGGGGGCAGCAGCTAACTATTCAGTTCATAAATTCACTCAATTATAATTTTGCCACATTTGCGGAAGGATCAGACAGGCGGTGGGGTGTTCATTACTTCATTGGTGATAATACAAAGACCATATTCAAGGGTTGGCTGAATATGGATGACATCAGCGAACCTTTGTTACCCTACGGTGGTGAAGTGGTTACACTAACGGCAAACGATGGATTGGGATCACTCAGAGATATTCCACTAACCAATGATGACAGCGAAGTACCAAAAGGCAAGTATCGTATATCTCAGCTATTGGCTTATTGCCTGAAAAAGACAGGCTACGAGTTAGAATTACGGGTTGCGTTCAATATAAAGCAGTGGGGTGATGTGGATGACATCAGCACTCCGAATGCGAACAATGAACATTTATTTACGACTACTTATTTGGATGCACTTTCATTTGAGGAAGAAATAGGAAAGTTAGAAAACTGTTATGATGTAATTGAAAAGATATTGGGTCATGAGGCGTGGCTATTCCAGTCTAAAGGTCAATGGTGGATTGTCAGGATTGACGAAGTAGAGCAAACCAGGGGCCTTTATGTAACTTCCTTTGATGCTGACGGTACTTTTATCGGTAATCTTGGAGAGGTATTTTTCAATAAGTCAATTGGGGCAAGTGAAACAATAAGACTAAGTGAAGAAGCAAGTATAATTAAAAACAACCGCCCTAAGAAATCTGTCAGGTTAAATTACAAGTACGAATACCCAAGAGAGCTTCCGTTTAACTGTAAAATGGAAACGGGGGGCTATGTTTCTGATATTTCCGCTACGAAAAAGAAATATAATCCTGATGACTATATTTTATTATCCGGTGCGCCTCCTTTCTCGAATAATAATAACGAGCATTATATCGTAAGGGAATTTGACGCTACCAATACACAATTAGAAATTGACAGGTATTTGGAGGTGACATTCCCTAACTATGTAGGTGGTAATGCCTGTATTGTTCAAACCTACCCTATTGAGGTTAGAGCTTTGGATAAGTTCAAATTCTCTTATCAATTCAGGTGGGATACAAATAGAACTGCTGGGTCTGGTACTATAACTGTTTTTCAATGCTCAATAAGACTTGATGCAAACGATGGCACTATTTGGTTTTTAGACGAGGACGGGGTTTGGTACGAATCTAACTCTACGTGGTCAACAAATTATAAGATATTAAATAAATCATGGGACGTTGATGCTGTTAACGAAAACGACTGGCAGACGGCAGAATGGTTTACAGAGTTCCCTAACGAATTAAGGCCAATACCGAAAAATGGCAGGCTTTATTTTATGTTTCATTGGGAAAACTATGAAGATTTTGAGGGCTATAAATTGAATATTAAAGACATCACATTTGAGTATATGCCGAATGTGGCCGGTCTTTATAATAAATACAATTCACAGTATTGCCAAACGGACAGGGGCAATACTGATTATGCCGCAAATATTGAAGAAGATGTTTTTGTTTCCGATTCAATAGACCTGCTAACTAAAGGCTCTTTATTGAAAATCGAGCAGTATAATACTGTTTTCTCTGGCAGCGTGACATTTACTGCATTAAATAGTTTCTCCGTTTCTGGTATATACACACATAAGTTTTTTGTTGGGCAGATACTGAAAATCAGCAATACCACAAATAACAATTTTACAGAGGCAAGGGTTACGGCGGTTGCATATTCGCTAATCGGTGGCACTACTACGGTATTTGTAGACAAGACCACAACAGTAGAAACAGACGCTACCACTACAATAGAAGAACCCGTTTATGATATTGCCAGTGAGTTCTATAACGCTGCTGTTTTCCCAACCGGTGCACCTGGTACTGAATATAACCAGAGATACGGACGCATACAACTTTTTGACGTATGGAATCAGCATTATTACGATATGCGGGCAGTTGAAGGCACTTTGCAGGGGCTTGACTTGTCAGAGGTTGACGGTGACGATTTACCGGATGCCGCCTCAATGCTTAATAAATGGGAGTTTACTGATAACTCTGTGAATTTAGCAGACAGATATTGGGTGTTATTGAGCTATGAACAAAACCATGATAACGCAGGCTGGACAGGATATTTCAGGGAAGTATTTAATACAAACAGGGAAAAAGATTATTCTAACTTTGAGTTTAAATATTTAGAAAAATGAGTGATCCGGTACATGGCAGGAATGTGGTTATTGAGATGCGAAATGATGACCTTTCATTCACCCCAATATTATGCGGGGAAGATTGCTCATTCAGCCGGTCGCCTGAATTTATCCCGGTCACATCAACAGGCAGTGGATTATTCAGAGAATATATGATAAGGAGGGAAGAATGGAGTATGTCAGTAAATGGGCTTACTAAAATAAACAACGGTGCTACACTTTCATTTTTCTATATGCTTCAAACATCAGTAAGAAGGGTATTGAAGTATTTTAGAATTACTTTTACAGATGATGTTGGTGATAATAAGCAAATAGAGGGCAATGCCTATATTGGGCAGATGGATATTAACGGGCCTATCTCAGATTTTGCAAAGGCAAGTATTGAGTTAAAGGGAAGCGGGGCATTTACGGTTACAACGGTTACCAATCCTGTTCCAGTTGAATATGAAATTATAAGCGATTACTGGCAGACTGTGAACGGGCAGAATTATGTAAACGGAACAAGTGAAAGTGTATTGATAACATTGCAAAATACTGATGAGGTACTGGCCGCATTCCTGGAGGGGATAGAATACGACTTGGTAGGAAGTACGCCTTCCGCAATGTCAAGGGAGTGTTATTTCAGTACTTCGCCATTGCGGGTAATTTTCCCGATTACATTTGACGGATCACAAAGGGTATTTTTAATATTAAAAAGGCCAGTGTGACAATAGAAAGAAAAACATACACGATTAGCAGGAGGGACTTGGGTATTTATGATCCTGCGTTGGCCTATGTTGGTGTAAAATTGCTAACTGTTGACGGCGTTCAATTTGATCCTGTTGCAAATTATCCGTTGGGGAATAGGGAATATCAGCATAATGTAAGTGCCGGAACGATTGAGGTTAGTGTTTTACCGTTTGATGAACCTTTAACTGTAAATGTTTTAATTGTATATTAATGAAAAAGATTTTATTTATTATCGGATTGTTTTTTAGCCTTGCGGCGGCAGCGCAGCCAACGAATTACACTAAAATAAATATGAGGTATCGTTGGTTAAGTGGTATGTTTGACAGTGTATTGTATGTACCGAGGTATAACGGTACTCCATCAGGAGTGAGAGTGAATGAAACGGCTGCAATAGATGGCATGATTGCAATGGACACGACTAACAATAGGCTATATATTTATTCAGGTGGGTCTTGGATAAGACTGGCAGCATTTACAGATATAACCGGCTCCACCCTCTCCAACATCGGCTCTGGCTACCGGTTAGCAGTGCCGGGTACGAATAACATAAAGACGCTTTTTGCAGGGTATGGGATAATTAAGGATTCGACTACTAATACTAATGGCATTACGACTAAGTTAGATACAACTACGGTGTTTCCGGCAGTGAGAGCAACGATACCGGCATACACCGCAGGAAACGGTATTACCCTTTCTGGTTCACAGTTTAAGTTAGGTAGTCCGCTGACGGAGAATACCATGATAAATGGGAATTATAATTTCACATTAGGTGGGGATTCTGTTAATTTCTATCCAGATGGTAGGTTTCGGGTATATGCGCAAAATGGGGATGTCAGTATCTATTCAGGTGCAGGTGACGCTTATTTAAATGGGCAAAATTTATACTTAGGTATAATAGGTTCTGTCTCCTCCACAACAGGCCGTAAGGTATTAATCCATGACACCGCCACAGGCAAGGTTGAGAGGATAGACCCTGCTACGTTGGTTACTACTCCTACACTTCAGGATGTTATAAGTGCAGGGAGTACGCTGACAACTGATAATACTATTGGAGGAGGCGGGAATACGCTTAACATAAATAATTTATGGGGCTTATACATAGAAACTGGCAATGGTAGAGGTATAGTTATGGATGACGAGGATGGGGAACCGTATGCAGTAAAAATATATCAAACTGTTAATTCGGCCAATGAATCCGCAGTAGAGCTAAGAGAAAGCTCTGTGGCGTTAAGGACATTAAAGGATTGGAGGGAAAACGATTTATTTGTAAAAAATGATTCTATATTTTTTAGGCCGTCTTTAGGGCAGATGAATATTGACTCCCTCCGCACATGGTCAGGTGTTTCTGATACAACCTATAAAAAACCTATGACATGGGACACAAGGAACGGAAGGTGGGAGTATGCGGCTAATTGGTATGGTGGTGGCGGTGGCGGCGGCTCTCAAGACTTGCAAGATGTAACCGACAACGGCAAC